TTCCGTCGTCCGTAACGTAAGCCGTAACGTTTACAGATTGGGCAAAAGCTAACGCCTCTGACTCGGTTAGCTCCGTAGCCTCCCAATCAGCCAAAATAGTAAAATCTAAATCTTGTGTGGCGTAACCGAGAATAGTGCCAGTCTCGACATCCGGGTTTGACCATATGGACGGTGTAAGTTTGCCGCCGTTGTTGTGCGCGGTTTGTTCTGGGCCGTAACCGTACCCTTCAGACCACACAAGTTTCCATGTGCAATAACGCATTATTTTTCCTCCGTTTCGAGTAAACCGGCTAATTCCATTGAGGTCAGATTGCCGGCGCTAACACCTTCGCTGGCGCTAAGTTGCTCGATACCGGCCTGCTTGTTCAAGCGTTTACGCCAATACTCCGGTTGGTCGTTTTCGATATCCTCCAACGTGTATGGCCCAACCTGTTCCGCAATATCTTGCAACCAGACAAACTCTAAACGGGCACCCTTTAAAGTGCGCTCGGTAAGAATCAGGTCAAGCTTTTTTTCTTCGGCCTCGATAGCGTCTATGTCGTCACCTGTGTCTAAGAGGCGCTCAATTTGTACGCGTTTCTTTTGGCAATCAAGTTCAGCCAACCGTATTTTGTAGGCCATATCTTGTGCCTCTATTAGCAACTGTCGCCAGCGCATAGGTGCGGTAGCGTGTTGACCGATGACGAATTGTGCTAACTCGTAACGTGTGCGAGAGGGTATGACTGTCGTTTCTGTGTATGGCTGTAAATCCATTATCCGGCGAACCCTGCCAAATCTCGACGTGCCGCCGACAACCCTGTTGCCAACGTTGAGCGTGCATCAGTTGTAAACAAAAACTTGTCAACAGTAGCCACGTAAGAGCCCGTGAAACCTCCGGCAACGTAACCGTTTTCTGCTGAAGCGAACCCTGCCAAATCTCGACGTGCCGCCGACAACCCTGTTGCCAACGTTGAGCGTGCATCAGTTGTAAACAAAAACTTGTCAACAGTAGCCACGTAAGAGCCCGTGAAACCTCCGGCAACGTAACCGTTTTCTGCTGAAGCAAACCCTGCCAGCGCGTGACGTGCCGACGATAACCCTGTTGCCAACGTTGAGCGTGCATCAGTTGTAAACAAAAACTTATCGACAGTAGACACAACAGAGCCCGTGCTGCCTCCGGCAACGTAACCGTTTTCTGCTGAAGCAAACCCTGCCAGCGCGTGACGTGCCGACGATAACCCTGTTGCCAACGTTGAGCGTGCATCAGTTGTAAACAAAAACTTGTCAACAGTGGTTACGTTAGAGCCCGTGAAACCTCCGGCAACGTAACCGTTTTCTGCTGAAGCAAACCCTGCCGCGCTGCGACGTGCCACCGATAACCCTGTTGCCAACGTTGAGCGTGCATCAGTTGTAAACAAAAACTTGTCAACAGTAGACACAACAGAGCCCGTGCTGCCTCCGGCAACGTAACCGTTTTCTGCTGAAGCAAACCCTGCCGCGCTGCGACGTGCCACCGATAACCCTGTTGCCAACGTTGAGCGTGCATCAGTTGTAAACAAAAACTTATCGACAGTAGCCACGTAAGAGCCCGTGAAACCTCCGGCAACGTAACCCGCGACAGGCAAAAACGGTGGCACAAAAGACACCGCCGACACCACATTATATTTGTTAAAATTCAGTATCGAACTGTTTGCCATACTCGTGACAGCCACAACACCCCCCCTAAACTGTTACTTCGGCACCGAAAGCGTTGATGCTCAACCGGTCAGCAGTACCCGCCGAAACCGTCACCACATCAGTAGCCTTCAAAGTAATCCCCAAAGTCAGCGTGGTCGAATCATTCGCAGCCACCGGCACATCATAAGCAATGTAATGCTGATTAGAAATCGCATCACCATCCACACGGATAGCCAGGCGAAAAGTTGTGGCCGCAGCGTTCCGGTTCGCAATGATAACCGTGCTGACAACCGTCTCAGTCGAGGCAGGACAGGTGTATAAGTCCGTCAGCGAAGTAGTAGTCAAATCCAACTGACCAAGCGATTTATATGATGTTGCCATTATTATGCCCCCATGAGTAGAAAGTTAGTTTCAAAACCTACGCTAGCGCCACCCGCAGCAATCCACGCACTCCCAGTGTAAACCTGAAACGCGTCCGTGTCCTTCAGGAAAGCAAACTGCCCCTCCGCAGGAGAAGTGATAGCAGCATCCCTGGCCGTCGAACTAGCAAACACAGGGATAGCCTGATCCATCAAATAAGTCTGCACATTCGAGGCAGTCAAAACCTCGCCTGCACTAAAAGTGCGATACCCAGCGCCAGCCATTGTTCTCCCTAGAAAGCCAAAGCGTTATTACTGTCAAGTTTACCAAATACCAAGTCGTTCAAGACCAGGAAAGTCCAGTCAAGCGACGACACACTGATAAGCATGTCGTGACGATCCGTTTGAATCTCATGGTTTACACGGATTATCTGACCGTACTGTTGAATCGAATCCCCAATATCGTTAGGGGTGAAAGTGATGGAAACGACATCACCAATCTCCAACCCCAGGCAGGTCACCTTGTTGGCCGCGCCCACCGTGTCCAGGTTTACCCGTATTGTTTCAAAACGGTACTCCGGGTCACCATACTTCTGCACAAGAAAATCTGCCAGGTTCTGCAACTGCACCTGCGAATCAACCAACGTGTCCAAAGAATACGAGGTTACACCGTAAGCAATCTGTGACCGGTCATTGTCAGCTGTCGCCGTCCCCGCCAAGGAGGTCACAACAGATTGGTTATAGAGAAGCTCAGAGCCATAATTTACGGCCGTCAAAGTGAACGGGATACCCGTCCCGTCATCTTTGAACTCTGTCAAGGAACCCGTCGAAGGGGTCGCATCCAAGCGGTCACGGAAAACCAGGTCACCATTCTTCGCGATAAACAGTAGGCCCTGCTCGGACGCCTCAACCTTCTGCAAGTACTGCAAAGCGTTACCCTCGATGACGTCTGCACCTAACGTGCTGACACCTGCGTCGATGTTGCGCTTACCCGTAGGCCAAGCGACAGTGTCCATGTCGAGGACGTCCGTCACACGCGCCCCAGAAAGCCCTGGTGTAGCCGTCCCAGCTGTCACAAGTTGTCTGGCAAGCAAAGTGAAATCATCTGTCGCTACAGCCTCAGCCCTGGAGTCACCGGTCGGAGTGTAACTAAAGTTCCAATCATCCACCGTCGTAGTAATTACACGTTCCCCGTCAACCGTCAAACGTAGTTCACGCCTAGGCACAATCGCCCCAAAGTAAGGTGAAGCAGCGTAAAGTGGGTCGAACGCGCGGTCCTCATTGCTTGCCACAATGTTTAGTGAGCCGGAGCTGAACCTATCCAGGTCACGGTTCTTACCCCTGCTAGAACTAATGCTAATAACCCTGGAGGTGATGTCTTTGAACACAGTCCCGCCAAGGGTGTAGATGGTGTTGTCGAGGACACCCGCCACAGGGTCATCGAGGATGAAACCCTCAACGGCACCAAGCTCAATAACCGTTGCCATTACGCGCTCGCAAACACAGGGCCGCTAGTGCGCTCGTAGCGTTTTATGGCCGTGACAATAGCCTCGCCGATTTGCGCCCCGTTCCCAGAACCGATCCCAGCATTCACCGTGATGTTGTAAGTGTTACCCATCGGCAACTTATCCAACGGGATAACAGCTTCAGGGCCGGCCTCACCAATCAGGGCATTCATCGGGCCGGTCACAATGCCACCCTCAGCGAGTGCCACACGAGGCAAAGAAATGTTTGGCAGTTCACTGATGTTGATACCGAACGAAGTGATGCCGGTCAACGCGGTCAACCATTTAGGCGCACTAACCTGGATACGATTCAGGGCGCGAATGATGAAGTTCACACCGTTGATAATCCCGTTAGCAAAACCCTCAAACATGCCAATCATTCCATTAATGATGCCGTAGAAGAACTCGCCCAGACCCCCAAAAGTATCCTCGAACATAGTTGTGAACGGTTCAAGAAACGCCATGAAGTTCTCGAACGCCTCAACGAGGTACCCAATAGCAGCGACCAACAACACCGCCAGAATCTCTGCCACAACCTCGAAAATAGGGACCAAGAACTCTAGTAAATCAAGCAACACAGGGAGCACAGCGTCAATCAAAGGCAAAAACGCTTCAATCAAGGTGATCATGATAGGTGCCAGGGTTGCAATCAAATCTGTGAGGACCGGGAGCAACGCTTCCACGATCGGCATGAACGCCTCAATGAGAAGCATAAGAACCGGGAGCAAAGCGTCAAGCGCTGTCAGAAACACGTCAGCAAGCATGGGGGCCAGCTCAGCTATCACCGGCAACAGTTGGTCCAAAAGCTCCACGAACACAGGCAACACTGCCGCAATAATCTCGAAGAAAATCTCAGCCAAGTTTCCAAGGATAGGAATGAGTGGTGTAAACGCCTCCAACAACGCAGGCAACATTCCGACAATGTTTGTTAGTACCGGCCCCAGCTCCGTGAACGCTGTAGCAAGCTCCTCACCAACAGCCTCCAACACCGGTTGAATACCCTCAACAAGTTCAGCAAACACTGGGAGCAACGCTGCGCCCGCAGTTTCCTTGATGTTGTCAAACGATAAGCCCAACTTATCGGACGCATCCGCAGTAGCCGCAGCCACGCCGCCGTACTGCGACTCAACCTCTTTAAGGATAAGTTCCTGAGCGCCCAACAAATCGCCCGACTCCTGAAGAACCTTAACCTGTTCCTTCTGCTGATCTGTGAACACCGTACCGTTACGGGCCAACGCTGTAAGACCCTTAGTTGGGTCCTCAAGGGCTTTACCCAAAGCAATCGCGTTACCCTCAGCGGAACCGACAACACCGGCCATGTCGAACGCCGCAATGGTCACACGGTCGAAGACACCGCCGGCCTCGTCAGCCGAACTCGACAGTTGCTTGAAAGACAACAGCTGTGCCTGAACACCCTTGATAACTTTGTCGTCGACAGCGATGCGCATTTCCTGCGACTTGGCAAACTCACCTAACCGGTCAGTGACCTTAGCTGTCTCGTCGCCGAACACACCGGTGGCGGCAGCAACAGCTTCCAAACGTGCCTGTGCAGTGGCCGCAGCCTCCGCAGCAAGAACAGACTCTTTAGCGAAGTTGCCGATAGCGCGGACAGAGAACGCTGCACCAACCGCGAGAGCAATCTTGCCGAGGCTAGAACTAAACCCCTTCAGCGCACCCTCAGCCTGCTTCAGCCCGCTCTTATCAAAACTAGAAACAATCGGGAGCTTAATAGCCATTATTTATCCCTCATTCGCCTGGAAACAATCTCGCTGTACTTCTCAAGGATGCCCCGCGCAATACGCTCCACGTCAGGTTCCTTCTTCTTCCACGCAGGAATAGCGAAACGCCCCAACCCTCCACGAATAGGCACACGGTTATTCAGCGCCGAAATCATCGCCCGCCCTTGCACGGTTTTCCCTGAGGACTTAGACCCAGCCAGCTCAATAATGTTGAACCCCGCATTAGGTCGACGATCGGTAAAGTTAGTCGACACCAGTGTGCTGAAAGCCTTACCGGGTTTCGTGCGAAAACTAGTGTTCACCTTCGCTGTCGGCCGCGACCAAATGTAAGGCTCCGACCCGCCCTTCTTAGCAAACCCGGAAATAGGTGGCACCGTCGGAATCTGCGCCCGCACAGACTCATTGATTGGCTTCAGCTGAGTACGGAACTCTTTCCGCAACTCGTTGACAAGCTTAGAATCAACGTCCTTTAGCTCACGCAACACAGCAGAAAAATCTGCCTGTTTGATAGTGAAATTAGCGGGCATGATACTTCCATTCTACTTCCGCCCCCGCCTACCGCTCTGAGCCTGAGAACGCGCAACAATGTACCGAGCCATCGTCCACAACATACGCGGGTCCTCCTCCATCAACTGACGAGGAGCAATGCCTGTTTCCACAGACAACGCCGCAATCTCCCAATGGAGGCTAGTTTCACCTAGCCCCTTTATTTTTTTCCTGAAGCCTCAGACACGCTAGAAACAGACTCAACCCACTTCTCAAACGTTTCCGTAGTCCGGGCAGTACGCTTCAGCACATGCCAGGCAAGGAAGAACAAGTGAGTGAGCCGAATCTCTTTCTCCAAACGTGCCACACTCAAATCGAAGTGTGACTCAAAAGCGATCAGGTCGGCCGCAATAGCAACACAGTCTGCGGTGGTTTCATCAAGGAACTGAACTTGTAGGTTTATGGGATTCATGCTTACGCAGTGCCCCTAGTGATGACACCGTCAGCCAGAGGCCAAGACACTGACAACGTAGCGAGGTCGCCCACAGAGGAAGCCAGAGGGCTGTACTCGGTGACCAAGAACACACCAGTGTAGCTGGGGTTAGTGGCCGAAACGGTACTACCCTGAGGCAGAATCGTCACGGTAGCCTGCGAACCAAGCAAAGGCCACAAGGTGGCGTCCACGCTGGATGCTCCGAAGTCTTGGTGGAAGTCAAGCGAAATGCTTGCATCTTTCAAGCCCGAAATGCGCTGGACGAAGGTGTCGCCAAAAGCGGTGACTTCTTGCTCCGAGGCGCTTACATCGAGAGTCGCTGCAGCCAAGCTTGTGCTGAAGTTAGTCCCGTTGATTGAAATGCTGTAATCAGTAGCAACGAACTTTGCCACAGTTTTCTCCTTATTAGTCTGCGAACACAGTGACGGCAAAATCTGCCGACAAGTAGGTTATATCTCCAATTGTAACCGATTGAACGTTGGTCATCTCAGTGACGCGCGTATCGTATGCGCTACCTGCCAGAGTCTTATCGGACTCCACAGCGCTCTTCACCGAACGGCCACCATCGTCAGAGATAAGGTCATCCAGTGATCGTTGCGCCTGCGAGGTTGCTATACGCCCGAAGATGACAGTGACCACGAATGAGTACTCCGTCAGCCCCCGTTGCATGGCCGTGTTGTAGCTGACCGAACCTAGCTGCACAACCGCTGCAGGCATCGCAGGATTGTCAGGAATATCGGCGTATGTTCTGATGCCACTAATAGTGCCCAGGTTGGTTGCAAGGGCTGTGCGCATAGCAGTTATGCTCACGCCATCCTCAGCTTCCGGTAAGGGTCAATCAGTCGGGCCACGTCGGGGTCGGTTCTGCCGATACGAACGGCACCCATGTCGGAGAAACCCAGCACACCTGTCGGGGACTCGTAACGCTTATAGGCGCGGAGTGAGGCGAGGATGGTTGCCTGCTTGATAGCGATAGGGATAGAAGCCATACCGAACACTGCACGGATCTCCACAGACGCCTGCCCTGCGCTAATGTCCCGTGGCTCATAGATAGGCCACAGCAGGTCACCCACAGCACGAATACGTGTGAATGGTGTGGCAATACCTCCAGCGATACCGTTCAACGGTTCGAGCTGGTAGTCGCTTTCAGCCCATTCCTGATTGAACCCGCCTTCACCTGTAGTGTCGGTCCTGATTCTGTCGATAGAAACAATGTCATCAGTTTCGAGGAAGAAAATGTCTGTCGGAATATATACGCGTGTGGCCGTGCCAGCACTGTAGAAAGTGCGTTCGCAGTATGCGTCAATGTCGCGTGATGCTGACTCGATAGCGATCTCTAGCAGTGTGTCGTCGATAGTGTCTGTGATGCGAGCTGCAGCTTTCACGTCAGCCAAAGTCGCATAAGGGTTAGTCATTGCCATGTAGAAGCCTCCGCTACTAGTTTACCCGTTGCC